GGCTGCTGCGGTCCACCGGGTTGAGGCATTGACGTAGCCATGAGGCTCCTTGGAACTACTTGCGGCCAGCGTGCTTCCTGGAACGGCGCTTCGCGTGTTTCTTGCCGAACTCGTGTTCCATTTTCTTGGTGCCCTTGACCTTGAATCCACCGCGATTCTCTTTGCGCTTTGCCATGATGCCCTCCTTTGGGCTGTTGTTCAGACGCGAAAAAAGGAGCGACCCAAAACCAAACGGTTAAAACCGCTCCAGTTTCGAGTCGCCCCTCATATCTCCAAAGGAGTGAGCGCGTATCTCTGTTGTTCTGATTGAACCGCTAATCACTCAGCGTGTCAAGTATTTAATTCGTTTCGCCTTCTGATTCGTCGTCGTCCTAATCGTCTTCATCCTCATCTTCGTCGTCATCAAACAGACCTTCGAGGTCGTTCTTGACGTGTTCTGTGACGATGTTGGGAACCCCGCCAGTTTGATAGTTGACAGTTACTTTCCCGGTGAACTTCCCAGCCACGCACTCATCGTGAATGGCAACCAGAGATTCAGCAACTTGGTCCTGATTAAGCGGAACAACGACCTTGCGATTGGTTGCGAACTCTTCATCCTTCACTACGTTCAATTCCGATGCCAGCATTGTTTCTCCTTATGAGGTTGACTGAACTGCTCTTACTTGCCCGCTCTGCGAGCCTTTTTGTTCCATATGGCCCGGTTTCGAGTGGACGTTTGGACGGCCTCCACCTTTTCCTTGCCCAGGCCCTTGATCAGGTGGAGGATCAAGTCCTAGTTCGTGCTGCTTCTTTGCCAACAGAGCCGTCACTTCGAGCTTCCACTCAGCATCCTCGATTTGTTCAGACTTCCACAGTTCCTTTTCAGCCTCATAGCTCTTTACGCCGAGCTTCTCCATGTAGGTGGAAGTCGGTAGTTTGGCCTGTTTGCTGAATAAGTACATGTACACCATGCGCTCCTGCTGCTGCGTGATATTTAACAACTGCTCAGGAGTAGAAATCACGCCCATCTTATCGACAAACCACTTCGCCCGCTCCCGCTTGTTGAACTTGCTCTCGCCGGTTTTAGGTTCGCCGGGGAGTCTTCCGGGGACAAGAGATTCAGGGTCGTTGTCGTATGTCTCAATCGCCACTCCGGAAGGCCCTACCATGTCGATCAACTCGCTCACGGGAATGTACTGAGCGATGTTGTACTTGAGCATGTTGGCGTGCTTGCCGTTGGCCCTGCCGATGGAAAGAGCAATGCCTTTGGCGATGGGTCCAAGGTTCTCAAGGAACTTCTCGAAGTTGTCGCCGCTCATGTTCATCTTCAACTCACGCAGAGAGGCAATGTCAGTCAGTCCGAGATTCTTCTTAATCTCCGCTTCAAGTACGTCGAGGTCTTTCCAGTTCTGATCTGTAGTCCTCTGGCCTTCAGGCAATACCGACTGCAGGGCTTTCTTGGGGTCGCCCTTCGTTCCGATGCGTACTCCCTGACCTTCCAGTAGCTTCAGCTTCGTCAACTGCTCAGGCTTGACTCCAGACTGGAAATCCCATCCCAACGGAGGATCGGTGTTCACCTTCACCGTCTGGTCGTTCAACGAAAGCAAATCGCGCCTTGCCCGCTCCAGACTTGCCACGCCATGAACCACGGAATGGCCGAACGGACTCCACGGAACATCGTTCACATCGACCTCGACCACGGGAATCTCACCGTGCCAGTCGAAAGCTGTATCGTCGTACATCGGGACCGGGCAAGTCGGGCTGGTGATGATAAGCCTCAACTGCGGATAGATGCGGCAGTCTTCCTCTGTTGCCTTTCTTGACTCAGGCAGTCCGTTGAATGGATTCACCGACACCAACAAATCCCCCACAGAAGGAACCACATAGCCCCAGGACGAACCGGGAGTACCCATCTGAAGGGTTCTGCCGCTGCGGTTGATTCGCATGTCGCGTACCCAGGTTCTTCGGATTTCGCAGTAGCGACTAAGCCAGTCACCGGGAGCGCCAGTCTGACCGAACTTCCAGCGGTCGTAAAACGATAGCCTGTTCTCCGTCAGAGACGTTCCGTATGTCTTCCAGTCGTAGCGGGAGATGGGGTCAAGGTACTGTTGGAAGTCTTGGAAACGGGAGTGAGCCTCCCAGATCGGCATTGCCTCAATTGTGGTGACGGCGTAGGAGCCTTGAAGGTCGTTGTCTGAAGGAAGTTGTTCGGGGAGCACGTCGAAGGGTCCGTAGACGGGGAAGCGAATCTTTCCCTTACCCCAACCTCCTTTGTCACGCGAATACTTCTGGCCCATGTACCCACGGCCCAACATACCCCACTGAAGAGTACGGCGCATACTCCACAAGAAAGACGAATCCCAGAATATGTGCTTGAACACTCCGTTGTAGGTGTCGGTGGTCTTCTTGAACTGTTCTGCCTTGGTTCCGAGAGTGGCGATCTGAGAAAGGTCTGCGATGGTTTCGACGAAGGTGCGAATGTCGGCCCAGATGTTGTTCGAGTGGACTTTGTTCTTCTGGTCCTGACCCATCAGGAGGCGAATGTCGTCGTTGATGTGGCGGATACCTTGCTGGCCTTTGACGAACCGATCGCCCACTTGTATGAGTTCGTCACACCAGCCCTTGCGATGTTCTCCGCTTGTCTCTCGTGGGGGAGCTTGCCACTCTAGCCCCTTCGGTCCAGTCGTTATTCCGAACATGGTTAACCTTTCGCCGTGGTGCGATATTGCACGGGTTCGTACTCTCCAACGACCTCAGACCTTAACCACCGAAAGCAACGATATGTTGCGCCAGGAATGACGCGGAATATCGGGTAGAACATGATTCCTGTCCGTCTTTCGTTCATAGATACGTTGTTCCAGAGAGGAACGACGGCGTTCCAGTACAACTCCAGACCAAACAATCCAGCTCGCAGCACAAGCATCCTATTCCCCAAGGCGAACTTGAACCTAACTTTGAGGTAATAGTTCCACGGTAGTTTCTTCTGCGGTGGAGGATTCCTCAGTTGATCCATCTTTCTTAACTGGAGAAATCTTCCCAAAGAGCCACTTTTTCTCTGATCCATATTCAACCTTTCGACCGTCGCGCGATAGCCGCTTGCGCGTCCGATTCAATCCTGTGCGTCTTGGCGAAGCCTGGGTCCGACACTGCAATCTCCTGCTCCAACTTGTTCGCATCCCAACGGTCGGCAGTAAAGCAAATCTCCTGCCGCAACTTCGCCTTCATCGCCGCATCGTATCGGGCATCCATCACCCGTATCATAGCCTCATTCTGGTCCCGATTCAAAGCGTTAATATGCGGAGCGCGGGAACGGATGAGTTCCTTGATGCGATCACGAGTAGGCTTTTCCCTCGCAATCTGGTTGTAGATTTTTACTTCCTGCTCCGCTCTCCACTGCTCCCGGAACTGCTTCATGTACTTGTCTATATCGGAAGTATGATAGAGACTTTCCGTGATGTAGAGAGTACCCGCAGGAAAATGGGGCCTCTGTCCGGCCTTGCCGAAGTCGAGCACCTTTCTAGTTCCCACTTCCAAGAACACCACAGGAGCTTCCCGTGGGCCTAACTGAACGTTACTCATAGTCCTCCATCATCGTCGTACTCTCCGATGCAAACCCCTTGTTCAGCCCAACCAGTGTCCACATCGTCTTCGTTTTCTTTTGATTTATTATCTTCAAACCACGAACCTAGACGAGCGGCTGTATTTGCTTGGTCGTGACCCCTGATCCAGCACATTGCCTGAGAGAAGATATTGTCGTCGTGCTGGCCCGACTCATGGCCCATCTCCGACTGCCCCGCCTTCTCCTTGCGGACAAACGTCTTCATCTGGCGAATGGTGATTGGATCATTGACTTTGATCCATCCCAGATTAACAGCATCCACCCAACGACCAAGTAGAAGAGGACGGGACCACTTGGAAGTCCTCCACCCTAGCTTATTCCCTTTGTTGGGGTCGATGCTACCTTTTTCATCGTAGAAGTGCATGACGTGGTGATCGTAGAAGCCCATGATGATGAGAGAGTTCTGGCACTCGTCACCTGTCTTCCTGATCTGCTCGATAATGAACTGCATCACTTGAGGGTTGGAACTGGTGACGTTCCCTTCCCCGTCCGTCCCGAAGAGTACCGCTATCGCCGCCGCCACACGGGAAATCTGCGCCGGGTTCATTCTCAGGCTGGTAAACGATGCCGCGTTCACGTCCCTGTCTTTCGCGCTTGCCGGGTGACGCAGAACAGTGATGCTTGCCCGGTCCTCGTTCGGGAGATTTAACCCGTCTGCCGTGTCGATGGCTTCGGAGTAGTCGGCTTGTACTCTCGGTTCCTCGAAGATGAGCAACTTGTCAAAGC